AAAGCATTACATATATGTAGAGGGCATTTCAAGGATTATACTGATAAAGGTTTATTTGGTAAATATAAAGGGTTGTACTGGTGGGATAACCATATAAGAGGAAATCAGTCTAATGGTGTTGTGTTAAAGGATTATGAGGTTAAAATTAAATAATTCAGAGGGAGGTTAAAATAATGCCAAGTTTAAACAAAGTAATGCTTATAGGACATCTGGGAAAGACAGATGGCCCTTTTGGTTGGAGTATATTAGTATGGGGTGTAATTGTTGCTATATTAGGTAGCGCATTACTTATTGGGCAACTATGGTATAAGATATGGAAATTAGAGAACCCAAAAGTAGAAGTAGAAATATATCCAAATAGACCAACAAGTAAGAATATAACTTTAGTGATTCACAATAAGAGTGAAGTAACTGCTAATTTTAGTGCGGTAATGACTTGCACAGTTGACCCAGAATACCCAGGAGCTATTTTATTAGTAACAGGGTTACAGAATGTATCTATGTGTTGGGAATCTTCAGGAACAGCCAACGAATTTATAAATAGAGATGGGAAAAAACTACTAAAATTGTGTTCAAAACAGGAAGGAAATACAGGAGAAGAAGTATTACATTATACAGAATTCTATAAAATAGAATCGGGCCAAATAAAGACAGTTGAATGCGCCCATTGGACTGAAACTTCAAGAGTCCCAAAAATTAATATTGACATCCAGTTAGATTCAGATAGAGAGATAAAAGGGCGTAATTTATGGCAATTCCAAATTTACTATATGGAGGTTACAAAATCAATAGCAATATATGAGATAGCACAATCAAAAAGGGGAAGAAATTATACAGTCAATCAAAGTACTAAGGGAGGCATTTGACGAAATAGAGGTAGAGTTATGGGAGAGATGGCGTGAATTGAGTAAGGATAAGAAAGCCGGTTAATGTGCGACTGCCCATTCTGCCGGATACCTGTAGACACTGAGGAGTTTATCAGGAGAATCGTTGAGGAGCTGAGTAAAAGACTTGTTTAAAATACCTCTAAAACTCTCTGAGACGCTGTTTTTGGCACTTTATATAGCCTCTGAATAGATTCCATAGGTGGGTGATTAACAGGCTATTTTTTAATCTTTATAATCTCTCCATTATGTGACCATAGTTCAGGTAAACCATGATGAGCTAAGCGGTCATAGACAGTTATATTGCAATGCTGGGAACATAGAGGGTCACAATATTCCTGATTACGTGCTACTCTGAAAGCCTCAGCTTTCCTGTCTATATAACAGATAACACCTTGAACGTTGCAGCCTATTTCGTAGCGGTCCATTTCTCAACCCTCCTTAGTTTTATTAGCTTCTAATATAATTTTAGTTAGACTATTAAATTGGTATCTCTGCCAATATAATCCATAACGTCCTTATCTTCATTAGGGTTAAGAGATAATTTAATTGCACTGCCTCTTGGGTCGCCTTGTATCCTGATAGATACGTTAAGTTCTTTAGCCAGTTCGTAAGCTTGATTTTGTAGTCTCTCCTCAGCTTTCAAGTCTTTTTCTCTCCATTTCTCGTCCTCAACATCATACCTGAATATTTTACCATCCCGATGTTCAACTACTGGACGAGGCCAGCCATTTGCTTCATTCTCGTTAATTCTGTCTAATTTTTTATTAATCCTTGCCAGTTTACAAATACCCTCAGCAAACTCAACCCTCTTATCATAGCTTGGAAAATCCATGTCACGCCTGTAAGTTGTTTCTAGTATTTCTAACATTCTCTTAGTTCTTGCCATTCTTACTTCCCTCCCTGTTTATTAGCTTCTGCCACCAGGACACGCCGGCACCAGGTATTCATACTCCGCTCGTCTGCCTGAGCTGCCTTCTGGATCAACTCATGTTCCTGCTCTGTGCATCTGACTAGTATTTTCTTGACATCGTCCATGTTATACCTCCTTGTTTAATTTATTAGCTACTAATTTGAGTCACTATACAATTTATAAGTTCCATAATATGTATGATGTATCCAGTATAAATGTCCTGGTGATATGGCTAATTGTGCTTTTTTTAGTGTGCTATACTCACTTACTTTTGTTAATTTAATTCCTTTTACTGTAATTTCGTCTGTCATTTCTCTACCTCCTGTTTGTTTATCATTCTGTCACTATAGTATCACTATGATAGTATGTTGTCAATACTTTGGCATCATTATTATCCAAAAGTGTCATTTAGCTATGGATTATTGTCAATCTATCTGAAACCCCTTGACACCCACTACATATTGTGGTATAAGCGATTGTAATACATACATAGTGTGTTACTTAGAGTAATATGGCACGACCAACTAAGTATAATCCCGAGTACTGTAAAGAAATTATAGATTACTTTACGAATACTGAGTATTACCGTGAAGTAGAAATACCTCATTATAAAAATGGCGAGCTATCCTGGACTGACAAAAAGCTATTCCCTAATACATTCCCAACTTTAGTGCAATTCGCACGTAAAATTGGCGTTTGTTATGCGACTGTTTATAACTGGCAAGATAAAGATCATAAAAGTTATCATCCTGAGTTTTTAGAGGCTTATGCGCGTGCTAAGGATTTGCAGAAGGATTTTCTTATTCAATCAGCATTAACCGGTGTATATGATTCAAAGTTCTCTCAGTTTGTGGCGATCAATATCACTGACATGGTTCAAACTCAAAAGAATGAGCTCTCCGGGGATGTGAGGATTCACGTTGTTGAGGACGGGTAATGACTAACGGTATTTACAAAGCTGATAGTCCCAAAATAGGACAGTCTGGAAGTACCCAAAAGGGGACTACTAATAATACCCAGTATAAGAATACACAGGACACAGTCCTTTATCAGTACCAACAAGAAAAGCCAAGAGATAAAAATTTAGTCTTTGATGATCCCAACCTTATACACGGATTTACACAGACACCAAATATTGTTTTAAGGGACAGCCGTTTAACCGATGCTGACAAGGTACTTTACGGATTACTGTTATCTTATGCATGGCATAACGGCGAATGCTTTCCTGGAAGAGACACTCTTATTAATGATATGGGGTGTGATAAGAAGAAGTTTGACAGGACTATGAAGCACTTGAAGGAATTAAATCTCATCCGGGTGGAGCGCAGGGGGTTAGGAAAGACGAATATCTATCATATTCGCAGGTTATCAGACAGTTACAGTAGGGCTTTCTATGACAGAGGATAAATGACCACAGCTACTAGAGATTACACAGTCCATCTCAGGTCCTCAACTGCACCGGACGGACGAAAGCATGAGAATCAAGACGCTTTCGTTAATTCGGAGTGTAAACGTATTGCGATTAAAGCCGGTCGTCGTGGCGGGAAAACTGTAGGAATAGCAAAGAAGCACGTTAAACGCTTTCTACAAGGACGCAGGCAATTATATGCAGCCCCAACAAATACACAGGTTGACACATTCTGGTTTGAGGTCAAGCAGGCATTAAGGGAACCATTAGACGCTGGAATATTCAAAAAGAACGAATCAGAGCGTTATATAGAACTCCCCGGAACAAAGCAAAGAATCAAAGCTAAGACTGCTTGGAACGCTGAGTCTATGCGCGGTGACTATGGCGATGATGTTACTCTGGATGAGTTTCAACTCATGTGTGAGGACGCACTCGACCAGGTAGTGTATCCGATGCTTATTGATAATAACGGATCATTAACTCTTATTCATACTCCCCCAAGTTTAGTTAGTGCCGGTGTAAGTAAGGCTCGAGATCCCCGACATGCGAGTAAGCAATTCAAGAAAGCCCTTGCTGATGACAGGTGGGAAACATATCACTTTACCAGTCATGACAACCCGTTTATCAGCCATGAAGCTTTGGAAGAGATTACGCAGGATATGTCGATGGATTCGTATCGGCGTGAGATTATGGCACAGGATGATGAGATAGAGGATAGCTGGCTGGTATATTCCAAGTTCAACGAGAATCTTTGCAAGATAAGACCGGTGATTATTGACCCGACATGGCCTGTCTACTCTTATCATGACTTCGGGAGTGCTAATCCAGCAGCTTTGTTTATGGCCATAATGATAGATGATGACCCGATACGCACATCTACAGGAGGGAGTATCCGCAAAGGCGACCATATCCTCTTCAGGGAGTATTTACCCGGCGGAGGACGTTCTACCTTCGAACATGTTCAGGAATGGGAGTCATGGGGTTATCACTACGAATCAACGAGATATAACACATGCACAATGGCTTACTCTGTAGGTGGTAACCAGACAACCGAGGACGAGATAAGGCAGGGATATACAGCTCATGGTTGGCCTATACATGCTCCACGTATAAAGCATGTCAATGTTCAAATAGACCGCACACGCGGAGTAATGGAGCTTAATAAGCTATGGATATTTGACACATGCTGGGGCTTACTCTCTGAGATATCTAACTGCATGTGGAAGCTTGACGATGAAATGAAACCCATTAACGGAGTAATCCAGGACGAGCAGAAATATCACCTGTTAGCCTGCTTGAGATATGGAGAGAGCGACTTCACACCAGAGACGGTTGGCATAGTAGGGGATGCTCTGGCGGTGAGTAACCAGTAATGCACCTAACCTTGTTTACGAAGCAATTAGAGAAGCTAGAGGAGTAAGTTATGGCAGAGACGACCTGGGATAAAGTAACCAACCGAATGGAGGGAATATCCCCCTTGACTGACCGCATGGACAAGAGGGCTAAACTTCTGCACCTTGACGACTTCCAGTTGATGAACTTCAAAGGGGATAAAGCCCTTGACAACGTAATCAACGTAACAGGTAATCACGCCGCTGTATTTGCCAATGCCCTTGTATCCGACCTGATGAGCGCCAAGTGGCAATGCAAGATTGAGGGAGATATATCACAATCCCAGGCGCATGACATAGAGGAATTTATTAACTGTAGCTTCGATCAGGCAGACGACAACTTGCTGGACGGCAGGGGAGTAGACAGTCACTATGCGTTCGAGTGTAACCAGGTTGTAGCCCGTGGGCCCGTGGTAAGGCAATGGGTCAGCCAGTTTGACAAAGATGACAATTACACTATCTCAAGTAATCTGGTAGATAGTAGATGGTTTGTCTATGAGTATGACGGGACCAAGCTGTCATGGGCTTGTCCTATCTATTACATGAGCGCTTCAGAGATAAAAGGAGAGTATTCGGGAGTACTAGGAGCAGACGAGGAAGCGATTAACTCTCTTGTAGGCAATGACATACAGGTTCGTGACTTTTGGGACGGTGAAGTCAATGAGGTATGGGTATCGAGCTCTCAGAACATCTCTGAGGGTGGAAAGCTTATATTCAAACAGAAAAACATATTCGGATACCCCCCATTTGTGATGTCGTTTCCTCCCGCAGGTTTTATGCTCAGAGACAAGGGTTACATCCAGTACGAAGGACAGGACGCTTTATTCCTCATAGAGGGACTAAACGAGGAGTGGAACCGCACACTATCAGTAGAGCAAACAATAGCCTATGAATCCCTGTTTCCCTCTTATGAGTATGAGGTAAAGAATATGGATGCCAGCCCGACAAGGCCAGCGCCGAAAGCTGGGGAAACCAAGAAAGTCCCTGAAGGCGAACGCCACCAGCCAGTTGAGAAGAGGAAACTCGAACCCGCGGCACAGACAGCAAGAGTTGATATCAAGGGGATGCTGGACAATGGGAGCGCTTCAGATGCCGAACTAGGCAATGCCAGCCTTGACAGGTCGGGTATATGGTTTACCAAACAGTGGGAAATAAGGCAGAAACTTCAGCAACCGAGGCTTAGGGCTTTGGCAGTTATCCGTGAACAACTTGCCAGGATGATAATACAACAGGTTATAGACAATGACAAAGGCGAGAAGTTCGAGTTTAAGGCAGGGAAGAAGGGTAAGAAGACTAGTATTAGCGTCAAGTCTCTAGGCAGCCTCGATAGCTACACAATCACCTTTGAGCCTCATATATTCTCCAAAGAAATGGAGATTGTAAATATATCCGTAGCACAGGCAACTAAGGGATTACTGCCCGATAAGTGGATAGCCAGAGATATTCTGAAGCTTGAAGACCTGGCAGGTTGGGACAGGGAAATGGCTTTACAGAGAGCCAGACAGATGAACCCCGGAATAGAGCTGGCAGAGCAGGCAATAGCATACGCAAGGCAGGCAGACAATACCGAGGACAAGAAGGAAAAAGCTTTGCTTGTATGGCAATGGAAGATGTTAGCCCACGAATATGTCATGTTTATGAAGGCCAGAATGATGCCTCAGCAGCCACAGGAAGGGGGGCAGCCTCTTCCACAGGGTCAGGAACCGGAAAAAGGCAATATGCAGGGAATACAGAGTATGCCTAAGTTGTTAGGGGCTGGGTTGGGTGGTGGTAAGGGTGCAGGTCAGATGGTGAAGGGATTGCAGTAATGGCTGACTGGCAAGAGAAGCAAGAAACCACAACAACCGATTCTCAGGAATATATCTTTGTGTATCAAGGGGGAATAATGGAAATATCAGTCAATGATATATATCTGGATGTTTGGGAAGATGGAGCTACAGCTTGGTTTCATATAAAGCGTTATGATTCTGAAATAGCATTTACTATACAGGAAGCCCCTGCGGTATCTGATGCATTAAAGAACCTGATAGAACACAGAAAGTTAATAGACAATAAGTAACCAAGGAGGTGAGTGAATGAACCACAAACATCATTGCGAGTGCAAGCACGAGAACATGGCGTATTGTAAGAAGTGCGATACCACCTACTGTAAGGACTGCGGTAAGGAGTGGAAGAATGAGAAAGAACTTGTTCCGTATTATAGCCCTTACTGGATTCCTGCTACTGGCAACCCAACAATAACTTGGGAGTACGGTACAACATGTTCTTCAGGGAGTGTTGAGAGTGTTGATGGTACTAATCTACCTGATGGAACTTTTGTAACTTACACATCGTAACCAAGCGGGCAATTGGCTTACTAAGGCGTGAAAGCTTTAGTGGAGGGTGGGACAACGAGCCAATAAAGGAGTGACTTATGTTTAACTGTAACTCTTTGAATGTCAAGGATGTTTACGGCTGGCCTAAGATGCAATGCCTTGATTGCAAGAAAAGCTGGAGGACTGGATGGTAAATAATACTGATTTAGTTGCACCAGAAGGTGAATATATCAGAATTAATATAGATATTAAGAGGGAAGAGGAAAAGCGATTCTTTAGAGAGATTAATGCAAAGTTGAAGAAGATAAAATCATGACTAACCACAGACCCCCCGGCTGGCCAGAGATAAAGCGCAAGGAGTAACCATGTCTAAATCAAACGAACTACAGTGTTTGGAACATATAACCAACCTGACAGACCCTTTCGAGGAGATGATAGCTTCAGCTAATAACCCCAAAAGCGGGGTAATGGATAGGATTAAGGGGATATTGAATGGTAACAGGGTACAACGACCTATCGGAAGATCAGCAGAAGGTATGGCAGAAGTACCGAGAAGTTGAGCTTTTCGGAGTACCTAGAACATTTACCGCAGCCGAAGCACAGATACTAGGCGTTGACATGTCCGGTATCGGAGCCGATGACTGGCAGGATTATCTTTACCAGGTTGCTCCTGGTGATTCAGGTAATAAGGTCGCAAGCTACATAGCCCCTGATAATACCCAATACTATCAGGATTACGTAGTCACCCCTCAAGGTCAGCAGTATACCTATGATGAGGTTACACAGCTACAGGCTGATTACACAGCTAATCTAGAGCAACAACAGCAAAGGAACGAGGATATATACAACCTGTACTCTACTGTGTTTCCCGAGAAAACTTACAACTATATGTCTGAATCAGATATATTCAACAACTATCCTATTCCTATGGCTTTTACTCCTGCTGATATGGAAGCTTTAAGGGAAGCCACCAAAACAGCCAAATCACAGGACATTGTACTTCAGGAGCTTTACGACTGGATTGACACAGATCAGGAAGGATTCTTAACTGAGATAGCCAAGAAGGGAAACACGGAAGAATCACGGCAGTTACTTAATACTCTATTCCAGGATCTTAGTACCGATGATATCAGCCAGGTATTCGCTCTGGCAAACGTGGCGAACGCTATGGATATTATGGATGCTATGACTGTAAACGGGACATTCTCACAGGAAGAAATCAATATCGACTGGATAACCAGTAACCCTGAAGAGATACTTGATCGCTTATTCAGTACGGATTACAAAGGGTCAAATAAACTCAGGAGGGACTTGGTGTATGACCTGTTCCCCAATATGAGAGCATCCCAGTATTCCAAGCTTATCGCCTCAACTAAAGAAGTGACAGACGACAGGGGGTGGTTTTCTAAGTTTTGGGATTCATTCGCTTATGGCGCAGGCCAGATGCTTAAGTCTATAGGCGGAGGTCTTGATTGGGCAGGGGGTAAGATAGGAGGACCGTTCAAGTATGTAGGGTTAAGCGCTGACTTTGTAGGCAATTTCATAACCACAGGGTATGAACCTGCTCAAGGCACAGGCTGGCAGTTAGTCAGTATGCTTCCCACACAGTTAGCACTATTAGGAATCACCCTTGCTACAGGTGGTGCGGCCGGTGGTTTACTTGCAGGAGTTGGCGGAGGAATAGGCAGAGCTGGACTAGCAGGACTAAGTACGCTAGGAACAACAGGATCAATGATAGCAGGTAGAGCAGCAACTATCGGACCATATGCCAGCTATCTTCTCAATGCTACAGGGTACGCAAGCGTAAGCAGGGGTATGGAGTCCTTACTTGAAGCAGGGGGAACATATCGGGAGTTAATTGATTCAGGTATGGACGAGCGAGAGGCCAGCGATATAGCGGGCAATATCTTCAAGAGAAACCTTCAGCTTATGGGAACCGATATATACCAGTTTGCCACTGTACTAATGCCCTGGGCAGGTAAGGGTTCGGCTATAGTGGAGAAACTTGCCGGGAAAGGATTAATCACCAAATCACTGGTAAAAGGCGCTAGCCTAGCAGGTGTGTCGTTATCAGAAGCAGGAGAGGAATATTATCAGGAGATTATACAGCGTCAGGCTTTAGGTCAGGACATCAAGACTTTTGATATTCATAACCTCAGTGACGCAGAAATACAGCAGGTTATGATTCTTGGTGCTATAAGCGGGGCTGCCTTTCAAGGTGGCTCCGAGGTATTGTCTTTCATCAATAACACGGTAATCAAGAACCTACCCGCAAATCTGAAAGATATCACCGTTAAAAGAATAGCCGAGTACATGCGCTCCGGTATGAGTAAGCAGGAAGCGGAGATAACAGCGTTAAATCAGGTCATTGACGAGGAGACGGTACAGAACCTTACCAACGCTGCTTTGATGGCCGCTGAGACGAACTGGTACGCACAGAACATAGTTCCCAGGAATATTGAGGAGCAGGAGTTTTGGAACAGCGAATTACAGGCACGTATGGATTCTCTAGGATTAACAAACTCTCCGAACGTGTATGTTGGCTATTCACCGAGGGCTAAGGCAGCGGGTGAGATTACAAATCTCTTAGGCGATGAGTCTCTTGCCTTCAATAATCTGCAGCAGGAATACGAAAATCTGGTTAAACAGGCTGAGAGTGTAGACCCGAATAATCCAGTAGTAAAAGAAGCAAGGGAAGCCTTGAATAGTATTACTACAGAGAACCAACTACAGGTAGCAAAAAGGATAGAGGATTTAGAAGAACAGTTAAAGGAGATAACTCAATCCTCCCAGGTAGTAGACACCACAATAACCGAAGAGGCCGAGCAAGCTGATATGTTCGGCGGTACTCACCGTGTAGCTCCTGAATCCAAAGGCAAAGCCACACAGATGGGTATGGAAGATTTCATGAAGTATCAGGAGGCGATGAGTTTAAAGGATACTCAGAGCGAGCTTGATAGTATGGAGGCAGAGCTTAGAGGAAGAAATACTCCATTTCATGCACGTATGAGGAACTTATACCCAAATATGAGTACCGAGGAGTTATCGAAAGCATCTAAAGAACTAAGGCAAAAGATAAGCGGAGAAGTTCAAGAAGAGGTACAGGAGAAGCTGGTAGAAAATCCACCAACTGTATTGCCTGTACCAGTTTTAAAAGAGCTAACCAAGAATGACAAAACTCCTGGCAAACCAAAGATGTCACTACAGGCAGCTAAGGAGCTTTCAGGTTTCTTCGGGCAGTATATTACCAGCCCTGATGCTGATTCTATATATGAGTTACAGCAGTCTTTGTTTAAAAAGACCAGAGCAGATAGGTTCCAGAGATTCACAGAGCGAATTGAGGAATTACAGATACAAGGGCTTAGTGTAGAGGAGTCTTTCAAACAGGCTAAAGAGGAAACCCTTACAGGTAAACTACCGAGAGTAAATGACGACTTCTTTGAACTGATGACCGCTGATCTACGAGATGCTTTATTCTCGGTTGTATATCATAACGAACAATTACAAAAGTATCCAGCAGAAATGATATCCACTCTTACCGCCTTGACTAATGCCCTTAATGGTCAGCCGATACCGAGGAAACGGGGTACCGGTAGCATATTATTCCCTGAAGGTGGAAGCGCTTATGACCGCCTTGTATTTGTATTTGGTGAGCAGCCGAAAGTAGTTCAGGCATTGGATACTATAGCCAGTGACGAGTTACCGCTTGATAATGTCGTCGAGATGGTATTCAGTGAAGGTAAATACAGAAAGAAGGGTACTGAGCCGAGAGATCCAATTCCTGTGGATCAGGAAATGGCTGATTATCTTAGGTCATTAGTTCCTTATGGCACACAGCAATCATTAGGGTTGAATGTCCCTGGTGAACCGAAAGTTAGTTTTACTTATGCTCCTACAGGGCAACTAGGACTAGAGGAGCAAGGCCAGCAATATCAGTTATTTGAGGAAGGATATAAGCCACCGCCAAAGGTGACTGATTTACGTAGCGATGCAGAGAAAGCTTACTCGCAGAATAAACTAGGACTGGATATCCAGCTATCAGAAAAGAAGATTACACAGGATGAATATGATTTAGCATTAGCTACTGAGAAGCAGAAATTAAACGCTATCAACGATATAAGTCAAGAGCAGTTAGATTATCTTAGAACATTACCGGATCCGAACTGGTTCAGCTATGGCGGGCAAATCAGGATGTTTGACTTGATGGAAGAGAAATATACTAATCCCCCGTCTATAACAGACACAAGAACCCCCTCCGAGAAGATGTTTGCACACAAGAAGCTTGAACTTAGTATAGACCTGCATACTGGCAAGATAAACCAGACACAGCACGATATAGCTCTGGCTGAGGAAAAAGAGAAGGCTTATCCAACCCCGCCGGTTATGAAGTATGAGACTCCGGTAGATGATGCTTTTAAACAGCTATCCATGCTGACAGATAACGAGAAGTCGATTATATACACTACCTTGAAAGAAGCTGGAATGACCGCAGTAGATATTGGTAACTTCCTCAGAGCCAACAAAGCGTCGTTTGACTTCTCTTTCTGGAGACAGACATCAACACTGGCTTATGGTCACCCTGTTAATTTCTACCATGCGAATATCGAGGCTTTTAAGTCTTTATTCAGTAGAAATGCTGCTGAAGCTAACTGGCAATGGATTACACACGATCCTGATTATGATTTATACGAGGCTATCAGACAGGAGAGTAAAGCAGACCCGTTAAGGCCGAGACACCCGCGCAAAGGCGGGAAGCAATATGAAGGTACAGAGGAGTTTGGTTATCTTACTGGTAACAGGCCAATACCAAAGTTAGCTAAAAAACTACCCTGGATTCGATATTCTCAGAGGGCTTTTGAGAGTGGGTGTAATACTATGGTGTGGCGTTGCTGGAAGAATTATCTTAAAGATGCCCGTATGAGATCGGAGAACATAGCCTCCGGCAAGGTGAAACTGAAAGAGGGTGAAGCGTTTGACTTAAAGGCTGAGATGGTAGGCTTTCAAAAGATGCTGGCTGATATGGTACAGCGCGGTAATCTTGGGCCATTCTCCGAAGCTGCCCCCGTAATTGGCGCTTTTACATTTGCTCCGAGAGCCACTATAGGCCGATTTTTTACACCGCGCCATTTAGTATCTGCTAATCCGAGAGTAAGAGCGGCAGCATGGCGTAACCTGGGTTCATTTGTTGGAGTGGTAGGTGGTGTAATGTCTTTGGGAGCCTTCCTTGATTTATGGGATGTAGACGATGATCCCAGAAGTGGTGAGTTTTTAACAATCCGTGTCGGTAATACAAGGTTCGATCCGTGGGCTGGATATAAACAGTTCGCTACTCTATTTTCCAGAGTAATTACCGGAACAGGTATATCATCTGTCACCGGCGCAGAATATGACGCAAGTTTTCTTGATACCATGACATCTTTCTTTAGAGGGAAAACAAGCCCTCTGGCTGCAATAATCATTGATGCTTTTGAAGGCAGAACCTTCCTCGGGGAAGAACTGGACATACATAGCCCAAAGCAATGGATGGATAGAATAGCTCCGTTCATGATTATGGATGTGTACGAGGCTTTTAAAGAAAGTGGTTCAATCGGCTTTGTTAGTATCTTGCCGTCATGGGTTGGTTTGGGGGTTCAGTCATATACAGGAGATTGGAAGGATAACTGGAATAAATTAGGAATATCCAAATATCCAGACAACCTGCGTTATGGAATATCTGACCCATACTATGACTTAGGTGATATGTGGGCTGACACTGTATCAGACTTCAAAGGGGTTGACCCGAATACACTTACTGAGGATAGAGGTTATCCAGAGTGGCTTAAATTCATGGTTGAGACTGACAGATTACTGGATGAAGTCAATCTTATACAGTCTGGTAATCTGATATCAATAAACGCTGATCCAAGCAAAAATGATGGTAATACCTTTGTAACATACTACCAGTTATGGAAGGAATACCAGAGTGCTAATGATAAAGAGAAATGGATAAAAGAACATCCCGGCATAGATTATACACTAGGGAATATGACACAAAGAGAGTATTCCTTATTAACCCAGTATCATTCATTGACTGACCCCACGGAAAAAGCCGAGTTTTTAGAGGCGCATCCTGAGTTGGCTACAAATAGAAGGGATGAATATTTACGATCGCACACATTAGAAAACGCACAACTGGCTTTTTGGGGTAAGGCTAAAATACTTACAGAGGAAGCATATAGCCAGTTTAGAGGATTACTGGATAAATACGATATACCAGAATCGGCCATAGTTGAAGGTATCGCTCCTCCTGAAGATATAGCCCCCAATTACTTCGAGTATCAGGATATTACTACAGAGTTCGGAGGCAGCAGCTCCGAGGCTTTGCTTTACAAGCTGGAGAACCCCGATTTTACCGAGTGGGCCGGATACACGATACCTGACAATAATATCGAGGTACTAAGGATAAACGTCAAATGGAAAGACCAGTTCGACGAGTATGATAATGCAACCGATGAAGAACGCTATGCTTTACTCTATAA